CTCATAACACCCACCAATCTTCAGAAATAAATAAGTAAACGCAAATCGCAAACCAAATAACTACCACAGCCACCATACCCATTATAAAATCAACCACACTTGCTATCTCCGCAAAGCGAACACGCTCTGTACATTACCATTAATGACATGGTGCTTGATGGAATTCACCATCCGTATGAGATGTTCATCAATTCAAAGAACATGGATCATTTTCAATGGGTTTTGGCAATGACTCGCTTGGTGTCGGCTGTATGGCGCAAAGGCGGTGACTCTACTTTCCTTGTAGAAGAACTCAAGAATGTCTTTGATCCGAAAGGTGGTTACTATAAACGTGGTGGTGTGTATATGCCATCGCTGGTGGCTGAAATAGGAACAGTTATCGAGCAACATTTAATAGCAACTGGTGTTATTAAAGTTGAAGTAGACGCACATCAACAAGCATATCTTGAAGCTAAGAAAGAAGAAGCTAAAGGTGTTGAGATGCAACTTTGCACCAAGTGTAATGTCAAAGCTCTGATACTAATGGATGGCTGTATGACGTGTACTAATTGCGGAGATAGCAAGTGTGGTTGATTTTATAATGGGTATGGTGGCTGTGGTAGTTATTTGGTTTGCGATTTGCGTTTACTTATTTATTTCTGAAGATTGGTGGGTGTTATGAGTCTTGAATCATATTTATATCAGAATTATATTGACGAGTTGGTGAATATCTTTGAAGAAGTCTTGGATTCGTGGCAAGCTGGTGAGTCAATAGAGGAAGCTAAACAAATTTATGATAAAGCACGACAAATGTTACCTAAAGACAAAGGGTGATTTATGAGTAAAGAAAGGCAGTTACTAAGAGAGTGGCTGTATGTCACTGGTGAATTTACGGATGAAGCCGCTGAAAGGACTGAACAATTAATCGTCCAAACCAAAGAGCTACTTAATTCATCCAAACAAGAGACGTATGATATGAGCATCCACAGCAATACGGATCCTAGAGAATGGACGGATTTCTTTTTTAAGACACATCCTAATTGCAATGTTGATAAAGAAACCATGTTTGGTTGGTTTGCCAATGCAATGATAGCGATGTACGACACTAAACAAAATGAGCAAGAACCTGTGGCGTGGATGTCAACAAATGGGGAAGGTGGTCTTACTGACGATAGGTATTATGCTAATCATAAAGATTATGTACCACTCTACCTAGCACCACAAAAACAAGAACCTTTGAGTGATGATGAAATTTTCGACATTGGATACAATGCAGGATTTACTCTTGACCATGTTAAAGAGGATGTTGGTTCTGTCTACGGTTTTTTAAACGAGTACGGTTGCATTGATAATAATCCATATTTTAAGTTTGTCAGAGCAATAGAAAAAGAACACGGTATTGGAGTAGAAAATGAATAAAGAAACTATTTACATCGATGCGGTCACTAAGCTCAATGAACAAGAGGTTGTTATTCAAGAACTGGCTGAACTGCTTAGTGATGTTTTAGAAGCGTGGAATGCACGAGATTATATGTCTGAACATTATGAGTTATTTATGAAAGCAAATAAATATTTGATGAGGTTGGAAAATGAATAAAGAACAAGCCCTCCGCATCCTAAAGTTGCTATCTGGCTTAGAGATGTACGTCTTTATGCAAAGTGATGTACCCGACCACCACAGCGATGAGCTGATTGCTATTATTGGTGAGTTAACTGACATTGTATTGGAGAAAAACAAATGAAAATTGAAGAAGCAATAAATTATAAACAAGATATTGATGAATTATTGAATATTTTGATTGAAGTTAAAGAGTGGATGGTAAATCAAGGTATTTTAAAATCAAAAACCATGAATAGAGTTAATGAGATTTTAAATAAATATGAGGTAAATAAAAATGATTGAGAATAACGTAACGTGTTATGTGTGTAAAACACCATTTCATTTGAAAAAAAGTCACTTAGAAAATAGAGTTCATAAGGATAAAGTAACTTGTTCAAGATTATGCAGCTCAAAAGTTAGAAAAGAAATAATGGCGGGGATGAATAATCATCAATTTGGGTTAAAAGGTGAGTTGAACCCATCTTATATTTCCGACATTCGTACTTCGTCTTATGGTTATATGCTGGTTAGAGCATCCACGCATCCATTAGCACATTACGACGGTTATATTCTTTTGCATAGATTAATATATGAAGAATATCTTAGAAGTATTGGTGAGTATCAATACTTAATTACTATGGACGGTCATTATGTTTTAAACCCTGCATTTGTAATCCATCATATTGACGGTAATAAATTAAATAATCAATTAGAAAATTTAGAATTAACAACACTTTCAGAACATTCGTCAAGACACGCGGATGATAGAAGTATAATCAGAAATGAATTAGGTCAAATTGTTACTACACAGGGCGAAATTAAAAGTGGAAGTCTTACTAAAAATAAACGCCTTGATGCTGGGCAAGATGTAAAAGCTAGTAAATCTGTAACAATTCCCGCACGAGGCGATGTTATCGTATTTACTGATTTAATTATAAATGTGCCGGAAGGTTATGTTGGGTTACTTTGGTCAAGAAGTGGATTATCAGTGAAACATAAAATTGAAGTTGGTGCTGGTTGCATAGATAGCGGGTACAACGGAGAAGTTCTAGTGCATTTATATAATCATTCAGACGTACCGTATGATGTAAATATTGGCGATAGAATTGCACAATTATTAACTATACCTATTGATTTAAGAAATTATGTAGAGGTAGAGGAGTTTAGCACAGTGACTGAACGCGGTGCAGGTGGTTTTGGAAGCACAGGGGTATAACATGGCACTATTAACAAATGAACAAATTGCTGAACTTATTGGCATTGCTAGTAACCAATCGACAAGTAAAGATTTCTACCAAGAAATTTGTGAATGGAACGAAAAGCAGGATGACTTATGTGGTTTTTTACAATGCTATAAACCAAAATGGCTTGATTTATATAAAAATGTAAAAAAAATGGACATTAAAGTTAATTTTTATGGTGATAATGAAAATATATTAGAAACACTTATTGTTTCACACCACCGACCAGAACCAGTAATCACACCACATCCACACGCAGAAATGATAGCTAAGTACGCAGAAGTGGCGCAAAGACGTGTTGACCCTTGGGTTGAGTTTGAATGGGGTAAAAATGATAGCCATTGGTGTAGCTGTGATAGATGGATAAATTTTAATATTGACAACTGCTACCGCCACATTGGAGAAACAAAATGATTGCAACGACAGCTTATATACTAATTAGTACGATCGTTTTAAACGGTAATATGACGCAAAGCACATCAACATTTTCAGATAAAGCAAGTTGTGAAAGTGCAGTAGTAAGACAGGATTTTGTTTTAAGGTCTATGAGTTTCTCAAGATGGAATTTAACTTGCCACCCGTACCAACTTAATGAGGTTAAAATATGAAAATAACCCTAGTGCAAAGCACACCCAATCCCGAAGAACACATCGGGTTACTTGCAGGTATCTGCTACGGTAAGACAGGTGAACAATCACCAGATCAATGTATTAAGAGAGCTTATCACTGCGTAACCAAAGGGCATTTATCAACACTACGTTTTGCTCATGCTACGTTTTTGATTGAGGATATTAGCCGCATCTGTTCACATCAGTTTGTTCGCAGTAAGCATTTAGATTTCTTGCAACGTAGTCAGCGCTATTGTAATGAAGAAGAAACTAATGTGGTTATTCCAGAAAGCATTAGTAAATATGATGTGCAGGATTTTGTTTATAACGCTCAAATATTATATGAAAACTTAATCAAAAATGGCGTTAAAAAAGAAGATGCACGATTCATCCTACCACAAGGCACAACAACAGAACTTCTTGTAGTCGGTAACTTCCAAGCGTGGTATGACTTTATTAAACTGCGCAGTGGTAAAGAAGTGCAGTGGGAGATACGCGCAGTGGCGCATGAGATTAACCATCAACTACATAAGATTGCACCAAACGTATTTGTGGAGCTTGAGCATGAATAGGCTATGCGAGGTATGTAACTTAATCAAAGAAGAGTCAGCCTTTAAAACAGATAGTACAATATGTAAGAGATGTGCAGTGGTAGCAGGAGTGCAAGACAGTTTGCAAAGACGCAAGCGCAGGGACGTTAGTTCACTAGACAACAAGATGTGTAGAAAGTTTTTACAACAACATTTAATAAAGCCGACAGGTTGGGAGATGACACTATGAACGACAAACCTAAAACAATTTACGATGCATACACACAGGGGCAATTATACATGGGCGACTCAGTACACGAAGCTAAAAAAGAAGACATGGTTAACGAGCCTCCACACTACAAAAATGGTAAAATAGAATGTATTGTTGCGATGGAAGCAATGCTTACGCCCGAAGAGTTTATTGGGTATCTGCGAGGCAACGCCTTTAAGTATATGTGGCGATACCGAAACAAAGGTAAAGCACATGAAGACTTGCAGAAAGCGCAATGGTACCTGTCTAGATTAGTATTTATACATAACGAAAAATAACATGGCAACAGAAGAAGGAAACACAGACCTCGCGTCACTGCATGAGGAGATGATGCGAGATAAACTTATCGCAGTTATTTGCAGAGAAGCTGCAAAAATAGATACAACTAACCCCACCGGACTTTGCTGGACGTGTGGAGAATTCATAGGGTATAAGAGGAGATGGTGTGATAGAGAATGCGCGGATATATTTGAAGCCGAAACTAAAAAAAATCGGTAGTTTGTGGGTCTGCTACACAGAGTGGAAGTCTATACCCTGTACTGCTTCAACGCCTCAGAAGGCTTACATGAGATGGATATGCAAAAATGAGCGTACCTAGTTTTACTTATAGTTCACTGAGTAGGTTTATTACCTGCCCTAAGCAGTACGAAGCACATCATGTTTTAAAGTATATCCCTTTTGCAGATACCTCAGCTACGCTGTATGGAAAAGATTTGCATCTTGCGGCTGAGAACTACATAGGTAAAGGTGAGGCACTCCCAGAGCGATTTATATTTGTTAAGAAGTTCCTTGATACTATCAATAACATCAAAGGCAGAAAGCTTTGCGAATATAAACTCGCGGTGGCGAAGGTAGGTACTGAGTATGAGTTCTGTGATTATGAAGCACCTAATAGGTACTGGCGTGGCATTGCAGACCTTGTCATCGTAGACGCAGATGCTAAGAAAGCGTATATTGTGGATTATAAAACAGGCAAGTCAGCAAAGTATGCAGACACTAAGCAACTAGCACTACTAGCGGCGGCGGTGTTCCTAGAGTTCCCGTATGTTGAGAATATCAAAGGGATGCTACTATTCGTAGTAGCTAACGAGATGGTAAAAGAAGAATATACATATGAGAATAGATTGGGTATTTTTGATAAACTAGCACCTGTATTAGCGCAACGGTCAGTAGCCTACGAGACGGGAGTATTTAATCCTATTCCTAACGGACTATGCCGTCGATGGTGTCAGGCTACACGGTGCATTCATAACGGTAACTATAAGGAGGGGTGATGCCCTACAAGAACAAAGCAGATAGAAATGTTAAACGAGAATATGAATTAGAGAAGACTCGCCCTGGGGCGCATGAAGCTAGAATGGAGAGACAACGTGCTCGCCGTGCATATGATAAAGCGGGTATTGACCGTGATGGTAAAGACATCGACCATATCAAAGGTGTTAAAGCGGGTAACGGTAAAGACAACCTGCGTCTTAGAGACCCAGAAGTGAATCGTTCGTTTCAACGCAACAGTGACCATACTATGAAGAAGAACGAACCACCAAAGAAAGCTAAACCTAAGAAGAAATAATATGGAAGTATCCGTAAAGTCAGTGCAGATTATTGCAACGGAGTCTGGTTTACCTGAGAGTTTAGTAGAGCGTCACATAGACGCTCTATGTACCATGACTCTTAGAACGCGTATTAGTGAACGGAAGATGTGCCTAAACAAAGTAAGAGCATGGTACTTTAATAGAAGTACGAATAAGCCTCAGCTATTTGAAGTATTAGAAGATAAATGATTCGCCCCCTTAAGGGGCTGTACGGAGCGACAATGGAAATACAAGTAATTCAAGATAAGGTCTTGTCTATCAAGACCACTGCCCCCGATGCTATTACAGGGGTAATACCTAAAAGTAAAATTAAAGATATTGATTTTGGTACGGCAGAGGTATGGGTAAATTTTGGTTTAGGTGAAGCGCATATCCTAAACAATATAGGTATTAAAAATGTACCCTCACCTATTCGCACACAGTATACGTGGACAGGGATGTATAAACCCTTTGACCATCAGCGAGTAACATCAGAGTTTCTAACACTTAACCGAAGAGCCTTTTGCTTAAATGAGATGGGTACGGGTAAAACTAACTCTGTTATCTGGGCGGCTGACTACCTAATGAAACTCGGTGTAATACGCCGTGTGCTTGTGGTTTGCCCTCTATCTATTATGGATGCGGCATGGCGTAAAGATTTGTTTAAGACAGCTATGCATCGGTCAGTTGAGATTGCACATGGTAGTAGGGAGAAACGTGCTCAGATTATTAAAAGTAATGCAGAGATAGTTATTATTAACTTTGATGGTGTTGAGATTGTAGAGAAAGAGATTGCTGAAGGTGGGTTTGATTTGATTGTAGTAGATGAAGCTACGCATTTAAAAAACGTCTCGACTCGCAGATGGAAAACAATGAACCGTCTAGTCACTGCAGACACATGGCTCTGGATGTTAACGGGTACACCTGCGGCGCAGTCACCAGTAGATGCGTATGGACTAATTAAACTAGTTAACCCCAAGCAAACACCCAGAGCGTTTAATGCGTTTCGAGATATGGTGCAGATACGCACGTCACAGTTTACATTTAAGAATCGACCCGATGCAGAGCAGATAGTGCATAGGTTCATGCAACCTGCGATACGGTTTACTAAAGAAGAATGCCTAGACCTACCAGAGCTAACGTATCAGACAAGAGATGTACCGCTATCTCCGCAACAAGAGAAGTATTACAAGATGCTCAAGAAAGAGATGCTCATGCAAGCGGCAGGAGAAGAGATTACTGCGGCTAATGCGGCGGTTGCTTTAAACAAACTATTGCAACTTTCATCTGGGGCGGTGTATTCGGATACTGGAGAAGTGATTGAGTTTGATGTGAAATCTCGTGCGGCAGAACTGCTGGACATCGTAGCTGAAACATCCCATAAGACGATTGTGTTCGTGCAGTTTAAGCACACCATAGAGATAGTAGAGAGAATACTATTAGATGTAGGTTATAGCGTGGGAGTTATTCATGGTGGCATTAATGCAAACAAACGCTCTGAATTATTCAACGCATTCCAGACTTCACCTAACCCGCAGATTCTGGTTATCCAGCCGCAAGCGGCGGCGCATGGGGTAACTTTGCACGCGGCTAATACGATTGTGTGGTGGGGCGTCACACTTTCACTGGAAACCTATAAGCAAGCCAATGCGCGTATTCACCGTGCAGGGCAAGTAAACAGATGTAGCGTGGTGCATCTTGTAGGCTCACCCGTAGAGAAGAAAGTCTTAAACGTATTAGAAGATAAAGGTGCGGCTCAGACTAAGTTATTGGATTTGTATAAAGATATTATCAGTTGACACAAGGGTTACAAGGGTGTACAATATAATCTCTTTCAAAGAAAGGCACGAGGAATCACATGAGTACAGTAAATGTAGAACAACTCGTCAAAGCTTACATAAAAATGAGAGATGCAAGACAGCAACTGCAACGAGAGTTTGATGAAGCAGACGATAGAATTAAACAGCAACAAGATGCAGTACAACAGGCTCTACTAGAGCTTTGCAAGGAGACGGGGACAGACGGACTTAAGACCTCAGCAGGTACAGTGACACGGACGGTTAAAACAAGATACTGGACAAGCGATTGGAACAGTATGAAAAACTTTATTAAGGAGAACGATGCGTTTGAGCTACTTGAGCAACGAGTGCATCAGACAAACATGAAATCCTTTTTAGAAGAAAACCCTAACCTCATGCCTCCAGGCATGAATATTGATAGCAGATATGCCATAACCGTTAGAAGGAAATGATATGGAACCGCAAGATGATGAAGAAGTATTTTTGACAACTAAACAAGTAATGGGGATACTAAACTGCTCTAGGCAGTATATTTCCAAACTACGAAACACAGGTAAATTAAGTTCTTACCGCAGAGGTAATGAATACCTATTAAGTGCTAACGAAGTAAAAGCACTAATCTCTAGAAAAACTACTATTGTTAAATTATCAGGAGCAAATACACATGGCTAACGAAATGAGTTTATTTACAACAGGCGCAGCAATTCCAGCACACTTTGCAAAAAGGGAGTTGAGTGAAACTACTAAGGCTCTTATGGGCGGCTCATCTGACGCTCGCCGCATCTCAGTAAGAGGTAACATCTTCCGCTTAACTGTTGGTGGTCAAGAGGTTGCTAAGAATGAAGACCGTGCAATGAACATTATCATTGCGGCGGCGGCACCTAAAACATCACGTCAGTATTACGCAGGCACATACCAAGAAGGTGTAGTCTCTTCCCCAGATTGCTGGAGTACGGATGGTGAAGTACCTAGTCCAACTATTGAAACTCCTAAAAACCACAACTGTGCTACCTGCCCTATGAACATCGCGGGGTCTGGTCAAGGTTCTGGTAGAGCTTGCAGATATACTCACCGCCTCGCAGTATTACTTGAGAATGATAT